CAGATGGATTCAAGCAAAAAGCTGGAACAATCTTCGAAGCAGTGTTAACTTCAAAATTAACACAAGAAGTTGACAGACTAGAGTCTGAATATGCTTCTAATCTTGAAGAAGAAGTTGCTGACATTCAGAAAGACTTAGTAGAAAAAGTAAATTCTTACTTAGACTATGTAGTTGAAAATTGGATGAAAGAAAATGAATTAGCAGTTGAGAACGGTCTTAGAACTGAAATCGCTGAAGAATTTATGACTTCTTTACAGAGCGTGTTCAAAGAGCACTACATCGAAGTTCCTGAAGGTAAAGTTGACTTAGTTGATGAACTCAACGAGCAAGTTAACGAGCTTGAAGAAACTTTAAACAAAACCACAGAAGACAATATCAAACTACACTCTTCAGTTCAAGAATTTGAGCGTAAAGAAGTAGTTAGAGAACAGTCTGAAGGGCTTGCAGAAACAGAAGCTGAGAAATTAGCATCATTAGTAGAAGATATCGAATTCGATAACAGAGAAACTTTTGAAAATAAAGTAAAAACTGTTAAAGAGTCATACTTCAAAGGTGAAGTTACTGAATCAGTTGACGAAGTTGATAGTCTATTAGGTGAAGATAACGCTGACGAGTCAGTAGTATCAGAGTCTATGTCTAGATACACTCAAGCTATAACTAAATTTAATAAGTAACTTTTAAACATAGGGGAAAACACAATGTTTAATGCAGACGCACAATTAATGGAAAAATGGGGTCCTGTCCTCGATCACGATGGCGTAAATCCTATTTCCGACAAATATAGAAAAGCTGTTACAGCTAGACTATTAGAAAACCAAGAAGTTGCTTTAAGAGAAGAGAGAGCACAAATGCAAGGGAATTTCATTTCCGAAGCAGCTGCTGCTAACAATATCGGTTCTGGTTCAGCTCCAAATAACATTGGAACTTTCGACCCAGTATTGATTTCTCTTGTCAGAAGAGCAATGCCTAACTTGATTGCATACGACGTAGCCGGAGTTCAGCCAATGAGCGGACCTACTGGTTTAATCTTTGCAATGAAATCAAAATACAGTTCACAAAGTGGATCAGAAGCTTTATTTGATGAAGCTGATACTTCACACTCTGGAACTGGTACACACCAAGCTGATCCAACAGGATTAAGCGGTGTAACAGATGCTGATACAGACGGAACAATCGCCGACGAAGCTGACACAGTTTCAACATTCGGTGGTGGTTTAGACACATCAGCTGCTGAAAGACTCGGTGTTGGAGAAACTGGAGACGGTTCTTTCAACGAGATGGCTTTCACAATTGAGAAATCAACTGTGACTGCTAAGTCAAGAGCTCTTAAAGCTGAGTACACAATGGAACTAGCTCAAGACCTTAAAGCTATTCATGGTCTTGACGCAGAAGGCGAATTAGCTAACATTCTATCTGCTGAGATCCTTGCAGAAATCAACAGAGAAGTTGTTAGAACAATTCTTAAAACTGCTAAAATTGGTGCTCTTCAGAGCTCAACAGCTACATCAGGTATTTTTGATGTTAATACTGACTCTGATGGAAGATGGATGGTTGAGAGATTCAAAGGCTTAATCATGCAAATCGAAAGAGAGTGTAACGTAATTGCTAAAGAAACAAGAAGAGGTAAAGGTAACTTTATCCTTTGTTCTTCAGACGTAGCTTCAGCTCTAGCAGCTGCTGGTATGTTAGATTACACACCTGCACTTTCTGCTAACTTAAACGTTGATGACACAGGTAATACTTTTGCTGGTGTTCTTAACGGAAGAGTTAAAGTTTACATTGATCCATATTCAACTGTAGACTTCGTTTGTGTTGGTTACAGAGGATCTAATCCATATGACGCAGGTTTATTCTACTGCCCATACGTTCCACTAACAATGGTTAAAGCCGTTGGTGAGAATGATTTCCAACCAAGAATAGGATTCAAAACAAGATACGGTATGGTCGCAAACCCATTCGTAGCTCTTGATGGTGTTGGTAACGACAGAAGTAACCAATACTTCAGAATCTTCAGAGTTGACGACATCATGGTGTAAGCCAGAGTTAATACTCC